GTTGTACCCATCTCCGTTAATTATCCCTTCTTTTTCAAACCGATTCAGGACGGAATGGACCGTCCAAAGACCGAACTTGCCTACAGAGTCCCTGCCTCCAAATTCACACGTAGAAAACTTGATTCCAATAAAGCCCAAAAAGAGATTACCGGTTTGGACACCACCATCGACTGGAAGAACACGGGGGACAATGCCTACGATGGAGAGAAGCTCAGGCTCCTCGTCCATGATGAAAGCGGGAAATGGGAAAGGCCCAACAATATCCAAAACAACTGGAGGGTTACGAAAACCACCCTCAGATTAGGTAGTAGAGTTATTGGAAAGTGTATGATGGGATCAACATCAAACGCTTTAGATAAAGGAGGTGCAAACTTTAAAAAACTATACAATGCTTCAGACGTTACAAAGAGAAATGCCAATGGACAGACTGGTTCAGGACTCTATTCTTTGTTCATTCCTATGGAGTGGAACTACGAAGGATACATTGATTCTTATGGCCTACCTGTCTTCGACACACCAAAGAAAGAAGTAGAAGATCCTCATGGTAATAAAATTAAAACAGGTGTAATTGAGTATTGGCAAAATGAAGTAAATGGTTTAAAGGAAGATCAAGATGGTTTAAATGAATTTTATCGCCAGTTTCCAAGAACCGAAGAACACGCGTTTAGAGATGAAGCGAAGTCTTCTTTATTTAATCTAACTAAGATATACCAGCAAATAGATTGGAATTCTGATTTGAAAAATAGCGGTATAATCACACAAGGTGGTTTTCATTGGGTTAATGGAGTTAAAGATACTAAGGTTGTTTTTAAACCAAGCAAGCAAGGTAGATTTTTCGTATCATGGATACCTTCTTTAGATATGCAAAATAGTGTAATATTTAAAAATGGATTAAAATGGCCAGGTAATGAGCATGCTGGAGCATTTGGATGTGATAGTTACGATATATCAGGTACAGTCGATAACAGAGGTTCTAATGGAGCTCTTACTGGGTTAACTAAATTTAGCATGGACCACGTTCCACCTAATCACTTTTTTTTAGAGTACATAGCTAGACCACAAACCGCTGAGATATTTTTTGAAGATGTTTTGATGGCTTGTGTTTTTTATGGAATGCCTATATTGGCTGAAAATAATAAACCTAGGTTATTGTATTACTTTAAAAGAAGAGGTTATAGAGGTTACTCAATAAATAGACCTGATAAAAAATATAACAAACTATCAACAACAGAGAGAGAAATAGGTGGAATACCTAATTCTAGTGAAGATATAAAGCAAGCACACGCAGCCGCTATAGAGTCATATATAGAGGATCACGTTGGTTTGAAAGAAGATGGAGAATATGGAGATGTATATTTTCAAAGAACATTAGAAGATTGGGCTAGGTTTAATATTAATAATAGAACTTCTCATGATGCTTCAATTAGTTCTGGATTAGCTATAATGGCTTGTAACAAGAATAAATATAAACCAAATCCTGAATTTAAAAGACCGTCGTTTAGCTTAGGTTTTAAAAAATATAATAATGAAGGTACATTATCACAAATAATTGAATAAATGAAAATATATACTAATTCAAATAGTGCTTTTCCAAGTCAGGTAGTACCAGACGCGGAAAAAGCTTCATGGGAGTATGGATCTCAAGTAGCATCCGCTATTGAAACAGAGTGGTTTAATCAAGGCAGAACTAATGGTAATAGATATCTTACTAGTTGGAATAATTTTCATAATCTAAGATTATACGCAAGAGGAGAACAGTCTGTTCAAAAATACAAAGATGAATTATCTATTAATGGAGATTTGTCTTATTTAAATTTAGACTGGAAACCAGTACCGGTAATATCTAAATTTGTTGATATAGTAGTAAATGGTATTTCTAATAAAGAATTTGACATAAAAGCTTTTTCTCAAGACCCTGAGTCAGTAAAGAAAAGAACTAATTATGCTGCTGCAATAGCTGAAGACATGTATGCTCAAGAGTTAATGCAAATGGCTAAAGATAATCTCGGCATAGATACAGGTCAATCTAACATGCCGGCAGATCAACTACCTAAAACTAAAGAAGAGCTAGAACTGCATATGCAGCTTTCTTATAAGCAATCTATAGAAATAGCAGAAGAAGAAGCAATAACAACTACCTTAGCAAAAAACAGATGGCCACTAACAAAACGTAGATTAAATGAAGATCTAGTTGTATGTGGTATAGCTTGTTCAAAAACTAGCTTTAATAAATCAAACGGCATAGTAGTTGACTATGTTGATCCAGCTCATATAATATACTCATATACTGATGATCCAAACTTTGAAGACATATACTATGTTGGAGAAGTAAAATCAATTACAATACCTGAACTTAAAAAACAATTTCCAGACATATCTGATAAAGAATTACAAAGAATTCAAGAGATGCCAGGTAATAGACAATATATAACTGGTTGGGGAAATTATGACGCTAATACAGTGCAGATAATGTATTTTGAGTATAAAACATACATGAATCAAGTATTTAAATTAAAATACAATGATAATGGCTTAGAGAAAATTATTCAAAAAACAGATGAATTTAATCCACCAGAAGCTGATACGTATGATAAAGTTTCAAGAAGTATAGAGGTATTGTACTCAGGTGTAAAAGTTTTAGGTACTAACACTATGCTTAAATGGGAATTAGCGGAGAACATGACAAGACCTTCTTCTGATTCTACTAAAGTTGAAATGAATTATGCTATATGTGCGCCTAGGATGTATAAAGGACGTATAGAATCTTTAGTAAGTAAAATAACTGGTTTTGCTGACATGATTCAAATAACACATTTAAAAATGCAACAAGTACTGTCTAGAATGGTACCAGACGGTGTATTTTTAGATATGGATGGTTTAGCTGAAGTTGACCTAGGTAATGGAACTAATTACAACCCAGCAGAAGCACTAAACATGTACTTCCAAACTGGTTCTATAGTTGGTAGATCACTTACCCAAGATGGTGAATTAAACAGAGGTAAAGTTCCTATTCAAGAACTAACTTCCTCAGCTGGTAGCGCTAAGCTTCAAAGTTTAATAATGACTTATAATTATTATTTACAAATGATAAGAGACGTCACTGGGCTTAATGAAGCTAGAGATGGAAGCATGCAAGATAAAGATGCGTTAGTAGGTATAGCTAAGATGGCCGCTAATCAATCAAACATAGCAACTAAACATATTAATCAAGGTAGTTTGTTTTTAGCTCTTAGAATATGTGAAAACATATCTTTAAAAATGGTTGATGTATTGAATTTTCCATTAACAAAAAATGCTTTAATAGAAAGTATATCGTTATTTAACGCAAATACTTTAACTGAAGTTTCTAATTTAAATTTACACGATTTTGGTATATTCCTAGAACTCGAACCTGATGACGAAGAAAAAGCTCAGCTAGAAAACAACATACAGATATCATTACAAAATCAAGGTATAGATCTAGAAGACGCTATAGATATAAGACAAATAAAGAATTTAAAATTAGCAAACCAACTGTTAAAACAGAAAAGAACTAAAAAATTACAAAGAGATCAAGCTAATCAAGAAAAAATGATTCAAGCTCAAGGTCAAGCTAACGCACAGGCTTCAGAAGCCGCGGCTATGGCTGAAGTTCAAAAAAATCAAGCGTTAACACAATCTCAAGTGCAGGTTGAACAAGCTAAGTCTCAATTCGAAATAGAAAGAATGCAGACAGAGCTTTCGGTTAAAAAACAATTAATGGCTCAAGAATTTGAATACCAAAAACAATTAGCTCAAATAAAGCTAGGTGTTGAAGGTGATAAAGAAAAACAAATTGAAGACCGAAAAGATAAAAGAGTTAAATTACAAGGAACTCAACAAAGTCAATTAATAAATCAACGACAAAACGATTCAGCTCCAGTCGATTTTGAGGGTGGAGACTCATCGCAACTAGGTACGTTTGGTTTACAAAATATAATGCCGCCTAGTTAACTATTTAATAATTATATAATATTTTATCATGTCAGAAGAAACAAAAACAAATGAACCCGTGAAACAAGAGGGTGACTTTAAGATTAAAAAAAGAAAACCTAAAAACTTAGGTTTAGAAACTAAAAACAACAACATAACGAAAGTAGATCTTTCAAAAGCAGAAGCAACTGGTGAAATTATGCCTGATGTGGTAAAAATTAACATACCTGCAGACGCGTTAAAAACAGAAGAAGATGCCATTCAAGTCGGAGAAACAACGAAAGTGGATGTGGAAGAACAAACCGGAGATAGCGCTAGAGTGGACGAACAAATACCAGAGCCCAAACAAGTTGTTGAAGAAGTTTCACCAATCCAAGAAATAACAGAAGAAGACAAACAAGAAGTAAGTCAAATATCTAAAGACATAGCCGAGGCTAAAAGAGATGAAAAGGTTCTTGGTAAACCATTACCAGAAAACATCAACAAGTTAGTTTCTTTTATGGAAGAAACAGGTGGATCTGTCCAAGATTACGTAGCTTTAAATAAAGACTATAGTAAGTACAGTTCTAAAGATGTTTTAAAAGAATATTACACAAAGGCAAAACCTCACTTAGATCAAGAAGAAATTGGTTTCTTAATGGAAGACAATTTTGAATTTGACGAAGATGTAGACGAGCCAAGAGATATACGTAAGAAGAAACTTGCGTTTAAGGAAGAGGTTGCGAACGCTAAAAGCTATTTAGAAAGTTCAAAGAGTAAATATTACGATGAGATCAAGTTGAGACCAGGCGTAACTCAAGAACAGCAAGAAGCTATAAGCTTTTACAACCAATATAAAGAGCAGCAAAAAACTGCAACACAATTACATGGTGATTTTAGAGATCGTACTAAAAAATTATTTAGCAATGAATTCAAAGGTTTTGATTTTAACGTTGGAGAAAAGAAATTTAGATACGGAATTAAAGATCCTGGTAAAGTTGGAGAAACACAGGTGGATGTAAGCAACTTTGTTAGTAAGTATACTGACGATAAAGGTGGTTTAGTAGATCCAGCTGGTTACCACAAAGCAATGTATGCTGCTATGAATGCGGATAAATTAGCTAGTCATTTTTATGAACAAGGAAAAGCTGATGGCATTAAAAATGTTATTAGTGGATCTAAGAATCCATCTCAAGACGGACCTAGGCAAGTTGCCGATGGTAATGTTTTTGTAAACGGATTAAAAGTAAAATCAATTAGTGGATTAGACTCATCAAAATTAAAAATTAAAACAAGAAAGTTTAACTAATTAAAATTAAAAAATTATGGCATTAGCTCCACAATTTGGGTCGATAGTACCCTCGCAGTCGCAACAAGCGCTGCAAAACAACTATTTAAATTTTACAAACGGGACAAATGATTTTGCACAACAATATTTACCAGAGCTTTATGAGCAAGAAGTAGAGCGTTATGGAAACAGAACTTTGTCAGGTTTCTTAAGAATGGTTGGCGCTGAAATGCCAATGACTTCTGATCAAGTAATTTGGTCTGAACAAAATAGATTACACATTGCGTATAACGCTTGTACATCTGTATCTGCTGCTGGAACAATTACTATTCCTGTAACAGCTGCAAATGTTGCAAACCCAATACTAAACGTTATATCTCCTGGTGCAACAATTGTTGCTATGGATCAGTTTGGTGGAGAAGCAAAATGCTTCGTTAGAACATCTGACACTCGTCCGGGTGGTGGTGCTGGTAATCCAGGACAGTTAATTGTAGAACCTTATGGTTTTGCTACATTAGCTTTAGCTGGTATAGCAGATTCTGCTAATATCAAAATATTTGTATACGGTTCTGATTTCCAAAAAGGAACTTCTACAGGTAACGCTGGATCAGCTGCAAATACTTACGCTGCTGCAAACAACCCTATGGTTACTGTAGATCCTACCTTTACTCAATTCAACAACTCTCCTATTATAATTAGAAGTACTTACACTATCAATGGTTCTGACACTGCTCAGATCGGTTGGGTAGAAGTTTCTACTGAAGATGGAACTGGAGGATACTTATGGTATTTAAAAGCTGAATCTGAAACTAGACTACGTTTCGAAGATTACTTGGAAATGGCAATGGTTGAAGGTGAATTAAGTGCTGGTGGACCTGCTGCTTTAGTGGCTCAGTCTGGAGGTACTCAAGGTTTATTTGCTGCAATTCAAGCAAGAGGTAATGTGCAAACAGGATTTACAGCTGCTGCTGGATTAGATTCTTTTGATGCTATCTTAAAGAATTTAGATACTCAAGGAGCAATTGAAGAAAACATGTTATTCTTGAACAGATCTACTGCTCTTGATTTTGACGATATGTTAGCTTCTATCTCTGGAGGATTCTCTGGAGGTACTGCTTTCGGATTATTTGAAAATTCTGAAGAAATGGCATTGAACTTAGGTTTCTCTGGTTTCAGACGTGGATCTTACGATTTCTACAAAACTGACTGGAAATACTTAAATGATGCTTCTACTCGTGGAGCAATAGTAGGACCTGCATCTATTGAAGGTGTATTAATTCCTGCTGGAACTTCTACGGTATATGATCAAATCTTAGGAACAAACATTAGAAGACCATTCTTACACGTTCGTTACAGAGCTTCACAAGCTGATGACAGACGTATGAAGTCTTGGTTAACTGGTTCTGTAGGTGGTGCTTTCACTTCATCTTTAGATGCAATGGAAGTAAACTTCTTATCTGAAAGATGTTTAGTAACTCAAGCTGCAAATAACTTCGTGTTATTTAAAGGAATCTAAGGATTCAAATTATGTAATTTTTACCCTCGTTATAACTACGGGGGTAACTATTACTTTTAAACTATTAAATTATATTATATTATGTCAAAAGAAAAATCAACTCAACCAGAAGGTTGGGAAATTAAAGATAGAAATTACTATCTTACAGGTAATGAATCACCATTAACCTTTACAATACCTAGTAAACATACTAGAAAACATCCTTTACTTTATTTCGATGAAGCTACAGGAACACAAAGAGAATTAAAATACGCAACAAATCAATCATCAGTATTTGTAGATGAGCAAAAAGGTGAAGCAACAATGGGCCATATAACTTTTAGAGATGGTACCTTAGGTGTTCCTAAAGCTCAACAAAATTTACAAAAAATGCTTTCTTTATATCACCCACTTTCTGGGCATAGATTCAAAGAACTTAAGCCACAAGAAAACGCTATATCTGAATTAGCAATTATTGAGTGGGAAATTGAAGCATTATTAGCTGCTCAAGATATGGAAATTGACCAAGCTGAGGCAGTACTTAGAGTTGAGATGGGTACAAGCGTTAATAAATTAAGCTCTAAAGAAATTAAAAGAGATTTACTTTTGTTTGCTAAATCAAATCCACAGTTGTTTATGGAGTTAGCAAGAGATGAAAATGTTCAATTAAGAAATTTTGGTATTAAAGCAGCGGAAGCTAGGATAATAACCTTATCACAAGACCAACGTACGTTTACTTGGACTAGTAATAAAAAGAAATTAATGACAGTTCCATTTGAAGAAAATCCTTACGCAGCTTTTGCTGCTTTCTTGAAAACAGACGAAGGTGTAGAAATATATAAGTCTATCGAGAAAAAACTTAAATAACATGTAATACTAATATAGGGCTCGTTTACTCGGGCCTTTATATTATAATAAACAAATAAAAATGGCAATAAACGTAGATCAAGTTTATAAAACAGTCTTGTTAATAATAAATAAGGAACAAAGAGGTTATCTTACACCTAATGAGTTCAACAAGTTAGCTGCTCAAGTTCAACTTGACATACTAGATACTTATTTTGAAACTATAAATCAACAACTACGAGTGCCACAAAACGAGAGCGAATATGGTGATCGTTATAAAACAGTACAAGAAAAACTAGATGTTTTTAAAAAAATAGGCAATTGTACATTTAATGCCGCAGCTGGTACGAACCCAGCTTTTTTTACGCTGCCCACCTCTTCTGGCGCAGCTAGTGGAACACAATTATTTTCCACTGTAACAAATCAAATAACATATCCTTTAACAACTGTAACACAAAGTCAGGTAGAAAACAGCACTGTAGTAGTAACATACTTAGGGGTTGCATATACTAATTTTACTATATCTGGTGGAGTATTTAGTTTAACAGCTGGATCTTTACCCACGGGTGCTGCTAATAATATAGTTATAACTTTGTTTCCACAAGATTTTTATAAATTAGGAACAATACTATATAGAGATGATAGAATAGCAGAACCAGTACAAAGAAATGAACTAGCGCTTCTCAATATGTCTTCATTGACTAAACCAGCAGAGCAGTTTCCTGTTTATTTATTTCAAGAAAATAAAGTAATTATATATCCTCAATCAATAAATAGTCAGGTTCAAGCTACTTATATTAAAAAACCAGCAGATCCAAGTTGGAACTTTAGTTCTGCAACTGGTTATTATGTTTGGGATCCAGCTACTTCTGTTAATTTTGAATTAGATATTACAGAGCAAGTTAACGTGATAATACAAATATTATTGTATGCAGGTATTGTGATAAAAGATCCAACCATAGTTCAAGCAGCGGCTAGTGAAATAGCTCAAGAGCAACAAAACGAAAGAAATTAATAGAAAATGGCAATACAACCAACAAATAACGGGATAGTAACAGAAAACTCTCAGCAATATTATCAAGGTTCACAAGAATTTAGAGGCGCTGCTGTGCCTGCAAATGGTCAGATTTTTATAACTGACTTTGATAGTGGCTTGATATTGGGAAGCGCTACTAGTTGGAGTCCTAATGATGTAGATTATGGTTTAAATAATTTTAAAGTATACACTAGCTCAACAGGTTTAGCTGGATCTTGGAGCCAATGGGTTACAGAAATAGTAGTCACTAATGACAACACTATAACTTTAACTACAGCTTCACCGGTAGCCAATGCCTATATAGTTGTTCAATTGACTATATTAACTGGTGGTAAATACGCTTCAACAGAAGCTGAAAAAGCTTATGGACAAACCGTTGAAGATAATTATGGAGGTTATCAATATATTAAATTAAACGAAGTAGTAAATAATTTTATGATTGCTTATGTTGGCCAAAGTAAATTGATACCAAACGTAAAAAGAACAGATGTAATTTTTCACACAAAAAGAGCAATGCAAGAATTTAGCTACGATACTTTAAAAAGTATAAAGCAAGCAGAGCTAACAGTACCTAACGAGTTAACTATAGTCTTACCTCAAGATTATGTAAACTATGTAGATATATCTTCTATAGACGCTTTAGGTGTTAAACGTCCTTTGTACCCAGTAAATAACCTAACAACAAGCCCTTACTATACTCAAGCTCAAGATTCAACTGGTATACCTACACAAGATCAATGGGGTAATGATTTAGAAGGTACTTCAATCACACAAGAAAGATGGCATAATGCTAACCAACAATTTATTAACGGTAACTTTACTAATGACTTTACAAATGATATGTGGGCTTATAATTGGGGAGGCTTAGGTAGCACTATAGGATCTGGCTATGGCCAAATGTATGGTATGGATCCGCAATATTCTCAAATGAATGGATGGTTTAACATGAATGAAAGAGAAGGTAAAATATCATTCTCAAGCAATTTAGTTGATCAATTAATAATATTAGAATATATATCAGATGGATTAGCTTTTGATTTAGACAGCAGAGTTCCTAAAATGGCTGAAGAAGCAATGTATGCTTACATACTACACGCGATAATTTCAACTAGAATAAACCAACCTGAGTACATAGTTCAAAGACTAAGACGTGATAAAAGTTCTAAATTAAGAAATGCTAAAATAAGACTATCTAACATAAAGCTTGATGAAATAATTCAAACAATGAGAGGTAAATCTAAATGGATAAAATAACTATACATGGCAGAAGCTAAAAACAGTTTCATCAAATCTAAAATGAATAAAGATTTAGATGATAGACTTGTACCAAATAACGAATACAGAGATGCTTTAAACGTAGCTGTATCTAGATCAGAAGGAAGTGATGTTGGAGCTTTAGAATCTATACTTGGTAACGAGATGATAATTGATGCATCTAATATTAAGGCACAAGTAATAGGAGTTAAAGTTGATCAAACAAGAGCGTTAGCTTACTACTTTTTAAGTGATTATAATGGAACCGGCAAAGCGCCTTTAAGCTCTTACTGTGCTATAGCTGTATTTAATACATCTAGTAATTCTAGTCAAGTATTAGTTTCTGGAAGTTGGCTAAATTTTTCTAAGAAATCCATAATGACTGGTATTAGTTTAATAGAAGATCTTTTGTTTTTTACTGACAATAGAAATCAACCTAGAAAAATAAATGTAACAAAAGACTTTGGATACTATACTAGCGAAGATCAAATATCTGTAGCTAAATTCGCACCTTACAAAGCGCCTGAGTTTATAGATCTAAGATCTACAGCAGCACTTAAGCCATCTACAATGTCAGATGCTAGCGATCCTCTTCAAACTACAATAAATTCAGTTGTTTTTTCAGCTGTAAATTTAAATACTTCTAAATACAGAAATGGTGAAACTATACCTGAAGCTCAAGATGCATCCGCTTGGAGTGATGCCGCTACAAACAAACAAGGAGCTTGGTGTTATTATGAAAACTCTTTAGCTAATGGCTCTGTTTATGGTAAACTATATAATAGATACGCTGTAGAAGACACTAGAGGCTTAGCACCTGTTGGCTTTTCTGTAATAAGCACTGGAGTTTATACAAGTGACATTGTAACTGGTACCGGTGGTGCAACTCGGTTAAAATCACAAACAACTTGGGATGCTTTACCAGGGACAAATACCACAGGTTTTAATGTTAAAGCTGGAGGTTATAGAGATGTTAGTGGTTTTGCTGGATTAGGAACTAGTGCTCGACTGTGGGCTAAAGATGACTCACCTGTTTCTCCTATAGCAGCCACTGGTAATTATGTAGAAATGACTTCAACAAATCAAGATGATGCGATACTAAGTGCAGCTCCTGATGCTGACAGTTTTAACGGGTATTCTGTTAGACTTCAAAAAGATTCTGCATATAATGGCTGGAACGGTGATCCAGATTATTTAACAGATAAATTTGTAAAATTCAGTTATAGATTTAAATACGATGATAATGAATATTCTGTTGTAGCTCCTTTTAGTCAAGATGTTTTTATTCCAGAACAAGAAGGTCAATTTTTAAACGACGACGAGACAAAAGCTTTTGTTTCAACTGTTGTAGAGTTTATGCAGAATGTTGTAAACAATGCTGTTTTAAACATAGAATTACCTAGTCTAGATGTTTTAATTGACTACAAAATAAAGGGTATAGATATATTATTTAAGCAATCAGATAGACAAGCTTATCAAATTTTAGACTCTGTTGTTATTGACCAAACATTTATAGATAACTTAAACAATACTAATATATATCAATACGATTATCAATCAACATTACCTATTAAAACTTTACCACCTGGTGAAGCATCTAGAGTGTTTGATAAAGTTCCAGTCACAACTTTAGCTCAAGAAACTTCTGGTAATAGAGTAATGTACGGCAACTTTGTTCAAGGAAAAAGTGGTCAAAAAGGTTTAGATTATTATGTGGATATTGTAGATAAAAGTAATCAAGTTTTTGAAGAATATCCTCAGCATTCTTTAAAGCAAAATAGAAACTACCAAGTAGGTATAATACTTGCTGATAAATTTGGTAGACAAACAGATATAATATTGTCTAATTATGATAATTTATTAGATTCTGTTGGAGATCCACAACCAGGATCAAATGTTTTTAGTGATTACAGTAACGTTTCATTCAACGGCTCTGTAGCTGGGTGGCAAGGAGATAGTTTAAATCTTAATTTTAACAGTTTAATACCTGAATCCGCAAACGCAAACAATGTTGGTGGTTATCCTGGCGCTTATGCTGTAGGTAACTATTACACTATATCCGTTTCTTCTTTAAATTTCCCTATATTTTTTAGAGACTTATCAACCCAGTCTATAACAGCTACCGCCGCTCAAACGGTTTTTACGTTTAATGGAATAACAAATTGGGCTGTAGCGGCTAATACTTATAGTGTTTATAAAAATCAAAATGATGGATTTATTAAACTAACTGAAGGCGCAACAAATGATTATACTATAGCTGACGATGGTAGTGGTAGTCCAGTTGTAACACTTGTTACAGGTGCAAGCGTTGGTAATGTTATTAAGTTTGAATTATTATTTACTGAAAACAATTACTATAAGTACCAAACAGGCACAACAGACTCAACAAAACCTTTGTTTGCAGAATTTGCTGAATTTTATAGTAAGTACTTTCTTATAGGTAAAGAATTTGCAGGATTATTTACCGACTATGTTAATATAGAAAATGTTAACCCTTTACCTGGAACTAACTTACCAACGTCTGTTGAATTATACACTAACGGTGAGGTTGCTGAAAAATATTTATTTGATCAGACAGCAACTGGAAGACCAGAACCTCGTTTGTTAGCTAGTGAATTACCTAGAACGTACGCCACTTATGATATAAATGTAGATGGGTTTTATAGTTTTAGAATAGGTATCAAACAACAGCAACAAGATTATTACAACGTATATCTTCCTGGTATTGTAAATGGATATCCAATAAACGGCTCTATTTTAGAGCAAGGTGAAACTGCGTTTACTACGTTAGTATCTGATAATATAAACAAAATTCCTAGAAACTTACAAGAAGTTGGTCCTTTACAAAATCAATTTACTAGCGACGAGAGAATGTTTGGTAGAGTTACAAACACCGTTGATGTAACCACTGGTGGTGTTACATATAGAAACACTCAGTTCGACCCATCTTCTTCTGCAGATGATGTAGATTTAATTGGTACTATTAGCGACGTTTTTCCTAGCTTAGAGTTTAACGCTGCTACTGTTGACAAAGGAAACCCTTTTTGCATATATGATTTTGATACAAAGCCTTACGTGGCTAAGATATCTACTCAATTAGCTATAGGTGTTACTGAAGATTTATTTGGAACTCCAGTAGCAGGGTACGAGTATCCTAGCGTTATGGGATTAGCTATATTTGAAACTACTCCTTTTATTTCTCAATTAGAATTGTTTTATGAGGCTACAACCACTGGTTTAATATCTGATTTAAATTATGGAATTCAAAATACTACAGGTGGAATAAATGGTATAAGTATAGGTGACGCTACTTTCTCAGAATCAGCATTTAGTGGAACTCGTGTAACCTCTGACTTTTTTCCAACAAGTGGCGGTCAAATAGATCCTACGTACAACGCTGTATTGTTATCTGCTTTTAATTACTCGTATGGTACTACAAATTTAAATGCTACTAACTACGCTACTCCAGGTGTTAATCAAAGGTTTTCTTTACAACCTGGCTCCGCAAATGGTAGTTACAAAATACAAACAGAGTCTACTTTTTACGCTGGTTCGATAAATGAACAAGGAACTGATGTAGAATATGCTGGAAAATATCTTGCTACAATAAGATTTACTAACGCGGCTGGTGTTGTTGTTGATCAAACTATAACGCTTCAACTTGTTAATTCAGCACCTACTATTACACCAACAGCAAATCCTAATCCAACAGGATTTCCTAATAATGAAGCATTGTTTTTGACAAGCAATTCTCCAAAAGGTTATAATGGTAGTGCTGCTGATCCTTCAACGACTGGTGTACCAGGAAATGCTAACTGGGCAACATTTGATCCACCTGGTTTTGGTTGGAGTATTCAATCTATACAAACAACAAGCCCTGCGAATCCACCTGTAATAACACAATACACTACACCAGCAACTATAATACAAGTAGCTAAACTTGCAGCAAATCAAACTGTTGCCGGTGATGCTTTAAGGTTTCAATTAAACTCTGTTAATGGCAATGCAAACACTCCAGGCTTTGCCTATGTGATAGTTATGAAACTAACAGATACTAGAGGAGCTTCAACTACTACAACCATAGGTTATAGCGTTGCGGCTGCAACTTATGCAAACACTGAAGTAGCTATGACATATTATACTTCTGGAACAGGTTTTACCAATGTCGATACAGGTATGACTCAAAACCTTCCGTTGGCTGCTATTGCAACAGGTGTTAATAATCCTGTTCCTCCCAGATTTATAGGTCAAATTCAGAACTGGACAACTGGTGATGTATATATATCAGCTAGAATGTCAGTAAGTCCAGGCGTAGGTGTGGCTAGTAATGGTTTTTCAGCTAGAATTGGAAACGTAGCAAGAGCTGACTTCCCTAGTGGTGGTACTATAGGTGAAAGACTAGATGGTGTTAATAACACGGGTGCTGGGTATTCACTTTACAATGCTACGGTATTCAACTGTAATCCACAAGGGGTAACAGGACCTTTTGAATTCTGGACTGGTACTTTTATGAAATTAAAAAAGTTTGACGCTAATGATGGAAGCCCTGCAGGTAACACCCTTATAAACGCTGGCGTTAGACCAGGTCAAAGAAACGTTGGTGGAGGTTTAGGTAATTATGATTTTGTAGATTGCGCTGTTGTTAATTTTGCTGCTAGTATATCTGGTGGTAGTCCTGACAGTAGTGGTCAATTACCTCCAAACAGCAGAACTTCTCTTGTAAATACTTTCTTTCCTAGAGTAGAGTTTTTCTGGTCGCCAAATTTTACAGCTACAGGGCAAGCACCTACAGCAAGCACACGCGTAAACTTAGCTAGTTTGATTGATGCTCCGCAATTACCTTTTTATCCAGATGCAATAGGAGGTTCAAATTTTGCAAATTCTCCCTCGGCAAATACTCTTGTTCCTGACGCGGCACAAGGACCAACAGGTAACTAGGTTAATAATAAAAAAAACAAGTAATAATAATATATATGGGCTTCCAGATTCAAGTAAAATACTATAATACTTATGTATTAAAAAGATTGGCAGTGTCTTCGATTCAGGATAGAAACTGGTATATTGAAGAAGCTAGAATAAGAGGTGGATATAATAATGTTCAAACTGGTCTGTCTCCAAGAGCTTTTTTGGTTTCTGAAAATAACGCTCAAGAAACTTTAAGTAATTCTATTATATACTCTGGAATATTTAATTCTAGAACTGGTATAAATCAATCTAACCAATTTCCTTCTGGACAAGATATAACTAGAACCGTAGATCCTTCTAAAGGTAGTATACAAAAGTTGTATGCAGAAGATACTAACTTAACTATATTTCAAGAAAGAAAAGTGAACAGAGCTTTGATAGACAAAGACGCGATTTATACTCAAGAAGGAGTACCTGTTCAAACAACCTCAAATGTTGTAATTGGTGCAATAACTCCATATGCTGGAGAATTTGGTATTTCAACTAATCCTGAAAGTTTTGCTGTGTATGGATATAGAAAGTATTTTACAGATGCAACACAAGGATCTGTTTTAAGACTGTCTCAAGACGGTTTAACTGAAATTTCAAACTATGGTATGTATGACTTTTTTAGAGATCAACTAGGATCTTTATCAAGCGGTAAAGCTATAGGTGGTTATGACATACATAACAAATGTTATACACTATCTTTACAACCAGCATCAGCTGCTATAGCCTCAGAAATACTTAGCTTTGACGAAAACATTAAAGGTTGGACAAGTAGATATAGCTACCTACCAAGCAACATGTTTAGTATTCAGAATAATTTTTATTCTACAACTACTTCTGATGAAAAAGCAAACAATCCTAGCGTTACAATTGGAGATATATACGAGCACTATAGCACAAACGTTAATAGAGCTAATTTTTATAAAACTCAATACGTTAGTCAAGTAAAAAGTGTATTTAATGCAAACCCTTCTTTAGTTAAAACTTTCCAAACAATAAACTACGAAGGTGCGCCTAACTGGTCTATGACTAGCTTTGTAACAAATGAAGACCAAGCTAATAGTGTAGATGTTTTTAGCATGCCATTAACACTAGCTGACATGGAAAA